TGCTAACTAGCTATGGGGCCACACTGAGTTCGATCCATGATCCATGGATCCCACGCGGTGCGTACTGTCCAAACCGGCATAGGTGAGTAACGAAAACTCACCTCACGGTTTACATCGAAAGACAATGGATAATCCAATGTCTCGCGGTTCGTCAACCAACAAGTCAAAGCGGCTTGTTGGTCAAACTCAATATCACGTGTAATAGGTACTAACCTACTACGTGGGGAACTGCCTGTAACTAAGGCAGAAGGATCCTCTGGATCCTGACCTCCGTGAAGGACAAAGGGAATTTCCTTTGCCCAGCGTTTATGGAACGAGAGTATTAGAGGGTCGGATATAAAACCGAATCCTCTGCTATCCCATTCCATCAACTTATTGAGAAGACGGATAACATCCGTTTTACAACGAACAGCCTCCCTAAGAAAGAAAGGAGTGACGTCACGACCTTGGTAATAATGCTTCCCACAGGATTCCCGGAATGAACCGGTCCAGTGTGACTTTTTGGTGTTTACCTTAAAGCCAAACCACGCGAAAACGCGTGCAAGTCGGGGAGCTATAGCTCTAGGAGCTATAATATCATCACCAAAGACAGAGAGCTTACCTTTAACACCTGATAAGTACATGATAGACCGGGTTAAAGCCCAGAATATCAAACTTTCAAGTTCGAAGGTAAAACCATTACCCATTGAACTGAACATGTTCAGCTCAACAGGTATCCCATCGATTACGGTACTATGTACACGTAAATCATCAAGGAGCTCCCACCAATCGAATGGTAGTAATTCATAAACAAGTTGTTTAGTTATTGAATCACTAGCAGACGAAAGGTCAATAGTAGCAAGATCAAGTTGTAAAGCTTGACTAGCTAGAGTCTGATTGATTGTTTGATCGTTCAGACTTATACCTACACGTCGAAGTTTTCGACTAATATGGGTACCTATTGATCGTTGTAGGAACATATTGATCTCGGGCTCTTTACAAGCTACGCGATCAATCTCTGTTGCTTTTGGAACAGTAAATAACACGCTTGACTCTTGCAGCTCGATCTCCTGATCGTCCAATACGCTCTTATGAGCGTAAAGACGCCAGTAGTTGTAAGCTGAAGAAGAGACGTGTGCTTTTCCAGTGTGTTTATCAATAGCTGCTTTTGGGCTTCTTTTAATGCGTGTTGACGCACCATTAGAATGACCCGAATGTTTAGAAAACAATTCTAAAACATTCAGGTCACCCAAAACTTGAGCAATAAAACGACGAGCTGTAGATATAAGCTTATCGCTTGTTGTCCAAGAAAAATCAACATCGCCAAGTTGGAGACGTTGGTTGGTGTAGCTATTGCGCTCCTCGATCAGCTGCCATTTCGCAATGGCAGCAGACCGTCTATCCGCAGGGGTAACAACCTTCGAGTCTAAGTATTTTGATTTATACTCAGATTGAAGATAGGAACCCTTAAAGCCGAAAGAAGGACAAAGATTACTGATAAGTAATTCTAAGTCATTCTCGAAGCCATTACAGATAGTCACTGGTAAAAAGTTGAAGTTCCGAAGTGTTCTCACCTGTTTGGTCGAGGTCTTCGTCTTCTTATCGTACAGTGGTTTCACTTGCATGATAATATGCACCTTTTATGGATGATTGACAGTTATTGTCAGTTGCACCTAATGAGAGCAGATGTCCTTATAAAGAAAGGCCAAAGGATTCTCACTCGAACAACGTTGCTTCCATTCGGATGCAAAATTGTCGATGTAAACAGCACCTCCAACAAAGGAGGTGATGATTGTTAGGTAAACAACCAGGACGGCAGGCTTTCGGATTCCGATAGCCCTAATAACCGGGATTCCCTTCAACAGGAAGTCCCGAATCATTAGTAAATGCCTTCCAGATCATGGAACGCGCCGGAAATCAAGACTTGATTCCCAAGAAGAATGTTACCCATAAGGGTCATCACATTCTCGCGTTCCTGCGCAGACGAAGTCTGATCAAACGTGAGAGTCACGTCGGCGATAGCCGACCGAACAACACGAGGAACGACAACACCGTTTATTGTCTCATCGACAACAATCGGCATGACCAGCAAGACCCGACCCTTGTATTTGGTGTCGGTCTGGCGGAGCGAAAGGGTGAGAATATTATCACCCAGAGGAACCCCATCTGATTCTTTCAGTCGTACGACACCCTGGCTATTGCCAGGGAAAGTAGGAACGAAAGTGTGCAGAACGGGCGTTGATTCACCGTCGTAGACGGCGAGTGACTGTAGTTCAGGCATATTAAAGCCTTTGTGAAAGGAGACCCATAAACGTTAGGATCTGGTTGAAGTTGACTCCAAAGTTCAATACAATGGAGGGAAGCGGAAAACTAGTGAGTTTCTCACGTTGCATTCCGAAAGAAGTGATATCCCAGCCGTAAGGAACCCCGGTAGTACCGGGAGGTAAATTCCGAACGATTCGCATATCACCATAAGCAAAACGTGTCTTGTAACCAGAATGAAATTCCAGACCCAAAGGTGCTGTAATTTGTTCTAGAAACGAGCCGATTGGTATAAACCAATCCACTACAAAGGACAAGGGAACAAGTTCCCAAGCAATAGAGACTGGATTTACTAAGCCGAGCGAATTAAGCCCGGCTAACCATTCATTATTGACTTTGTAGTTCACGCTAACTTGACAACCCTTAGTAACCCGTTTCGGTTCTATTGTATACGAAGATGTATACGGAGCCGGAATTGAGGATACGAGTTGCTCTGTTACTGCAACAGACTTAGCTCTTGCGAACTTAGGCCTGTTGAGTTGCTTTAGAACCTCCGAGTGAAGTTTATATGTATCGTCTATAAGCGGTTTCCAACCGAACTTATAAGCGAACCATACACTCGCAGGAGATCCAATAGCGTCTTTTCTTGAAGAGACACCAAGGATCTTTGGTATCGCCTTGTAGTCCCTACGACGTAGGGCCCGATATGCCCTCAGTACAGTGATAGCATTAGATGTTATCATCTTCACTGATTCTGGCATTTCACCAAGGAGATTTCCTACATTAACATCACTGTTAATTAAGGAAGTTAGCAACGTACCGTTAGCCTGCCTAACGACCCAAGAAGGGACGCTACCAGGACTAGCATCAGTATCACCCCAGTAGGATTGTGGCATACGCCACCCTCCATCTGTACAGGTGCGGTAAGTTCCATAAACACCGGAACTCCGTCGAGTACGTCCGCTCCAACCGGTAAAGAATTCACCGGAGTAAGGAGTTGACTTATATCGAAAAGCTGAATAGTTCGTTGCAATGAGATGGTCCGATTGGACAATCTCAGACCGCCACCTTTTTAAATGTACAGTAGAACTTTCTTGTACAAGTAAATTAGTGACGACTCCATCATCCCATTCACGGTATGTATGTAACATAACGGGAATGTTGGATTGAACTAAATCACGAACCAAAACAAAGTCTCCTTATTATTAGGGAGACTGTGTCCTATTGACATGGAAGTTTTCCATAGTCA